AGCCATGCGCGCACCAAGGACATAGGAAAACGCCATAACAAACTCCGGGTCGTAGTCTGCGGTATCTTCAGCTCGGAAGGTGTAAAATATTTGTGGGGCTTCTTCGTTACTTAACATGACGCGAGTGCTGTCAGCGTTGCGAGCTACCTCGAACTTGATCTTCGGCTGGTCGTCCCCTAATGGATTGACGATGCCGAGGAGCTTAATGCAGTCCGTAGGATAGGTGTACATATACGTCCAGTTGCCGGGTACGGTTCCAGCTAGAGCGGCAGGCGACGTGTACTTAGTCGCAAACACCCAAGGATGCTGGCGCAACAGAGCGTCCCTCGTGTCGTCATAAAGCAGGTTGACCTGCTCGGCCTCTGGCGTTGCCTCGGTAATGTCGCTTATATCGTAGCGATCACCGACGTGCTGCAGCGCCAGCTTGGCAATTTGTACCTTGCTGGCCATCTAAGCCTACTCCTCGGACTTAACGGAAACGCGGCGAGCAGGCTTTTCAACTTTCTCTTCAATAATCTCGATGCCGCGAGTGGGCAGCACTACACTGTCACTAACGTCGTACTCGACGCCGGTACGGTAACGCCGGTTATTGTCGAAGAAGTCAGTGTGAAAAATAACTTTAGGCATAGGTCAATCCTCTTAATAGAGAATGGTGGGGGCGACTAAGCCCCCACCAAACAACTTAGTTGACCGCGTCAGGCAGAGCAGTCCAACCGACCGGATCGTAGGTCAGGAAGGCATTGATCTTACCAGCAGTCACGGCAGCAGTACCAGTCGTGGTAAGGATGCCGAGGTAACGCTCGTAGGTCTGGATAGGCAGAGCCACGACTACAACTGTGTAGCCAGCAACGAGAGTTGCTTTACCGATTGCACCGGACGAGTAGTGAACCGTGGCGCTGCCGTCAACTGCAATAGCAGCCTGAGCGTCGGACGCGAGTTTGAAGTCAACAGTGGCAGACCCACCCGAAGTTACCGCAGTGTCCACTTGGATCACGAGGTAGATCGGCTGTCCGTTACCAATGTCAGAAGTTGTAGAGCCAAGGTCAATGACATCACCAATAAGGTCGGTGTCAGTTCCCGAGGTATCGAGTGCGGTGGCATCCGCAAATTCAAGCCGTTCGTCCATAATCATGGGGTAATCCTTTCTATATGGATGAGTTAGGAAACAGTCGCTTCGTTGCCACGAAGGGCATCGCAACGACGGATCGGGATACCACCCCATGCGGTCTGCATCGTACCACCTACGAGATCGGTGGTCAGTGTCGAGCTAGAAACAGCACTCGACGTCTGGCGACGAAGCATGGACAAGATCGACTTATCCATATACCACGCACAGCGGCCCATCGACGTATTCGGAATTTCCGTCCACGCCTGATGCATCAGGTCGTTCAGATCCGCACCGGCAGAGATATCAGCCGTCAGAGCAGAACGATCAATGTTGGCGATACGAACTGCGTAGCGCCAATCACGAACAGACAGACCAACATCCCAACGGTAATGCGTGCGGAATGCCTGCATACGACCGTTGGCTCCATCAGCGTTCTCGAGGGTAACTTCACCCAGATCACGCTGCTGAACACCAGCCTTCGATCCTTTAGGGATAATACCGTGGCAGGTATTTGGTCCCCAGCAAATCAGCCAGATGGACGCATTGTCACTCCCGGAACCGCCGCCTGCAATGATGTTGTCACCATTTTCAGCGGAGAGAGAGTTATACCGAGCTGACAGACCCGTGAACTCTTCAGGTGCAGTGCTTTCATCGCCGTAGAACAGCGTTGACGCGAACTCTTGGTTCATGCCCTCGATGTGCGGACGATCTTCCTGAAGACGGAATGCAGCAGGGTTACCTGCCATTTCAACAAGGGCTTTATCGACTTCGGAGTAATCCTCCATCATCCCTGTATTGTCAGTCACTTGTACTGCGCGACTCTTCGTTGGCTGTACGCCGCCGTAGAGTTTACGCCAAGTCGGTGTAGGCAAACCAGAACGGATCGAAGTCCGGTGGCCTGTGGTTAAGTTGCCCTCAAGGAACGTCATGTCCATGAGAATTTCATTAGTGGCGTTGAGAATTTCTACAACGTCAGCAATGGACCCGTCGGGATCGGTGACCTTCGCGAGGTCAGCGAGCGTCGGGTTAGTTACGCTAAGAGTAGCCATAAAGTTTTCTCCTTAGTTGGCTGCGAACATCGTTGGATACATCTTCTCCAAACTATCTCGGCCTTCGATTTTATTGTCTCCGGTGACGAGATCGCTTTCAGAGATGGCGCACCCAACACGATAAAAGAGGCGAATTACCTCTGGATGGTTCCCCAAGCCGAGCCCGTCAGGGTTATCAGCAGAGGGGGGGTCAATCAGCTTAGCCAGTTGCGGACTACCAAACGTGTCGATGGCCCGCTTTGCCAGCCCAAGGTTCTCGTCGAGGCTCTCCCCACCAAGCTCCTTGTCAGCCTTCGTGTCTTCAGCCCAGTGCTTAATACGTTCACTAAACTGTGTAGACATCTCTTCCAGTGCTGCAGCACTGCGTTGGATGTCGTATTCCACAAGTTGCTGGAACTGTTTCTGATTAAGACCTAATTCCTTGGCGGTCTCGCCAAAGACTTCGATTTTACTCGGATCAACTTCAACACCTTCTGGTGGCTCGAACTCGTACTTTTCAGGTACTACGTTGTCGCCTTCTCCTTCTCCCTCGTCACCCGACAGCAGGGTCTTGGATTCTTCTTCGCCAGCGCCTTCCTTAGTCTGCTCGGCGGATATCTCTTCGGTTACAGCAGCTTCTTCAGCTACTGATTCTTCAACTACTTCTTCAACTACTTCTTCGTCTGCCATGTTCTCCTCCATTGGCTATTCATCGAAATGGTTCTCTTCAAGCATCTTCATATAGGCCGTAGGATTTTGACCGCGAAGGTGCTCGTGAAGCGTCGTGCCTACAGATCGTGCGCCTTCGTTAAACGCTGTGGCGTTGGGGCTGTCTGGCACAAAGCTCGGTGAGTTAATGTGGCTATGAGCAAACATCAGATTGTACAGCCACCGCCTGCCCCGAGGCTCAGACACAATGAAATCAATGTCCTTCTGCAGGTCATCTTCTTCCCGCTGAGCCTTGGCTACTTGTTCAGGGTCGGAGGCGTTGTAGGTCATACGGCAGTCTCAGGTGTACCGGCGGGTCCGCCTAAGCCGCCGATCAGATCAGTCAGGGCGTTGGGGTTTTGCGTATCGGTCTCGCTCAATACTTTGGCGCTCTGTGCAGCTTGGCTGCCCATCTCCATAGCCTGCGTGGCCTGCTGCTCTTGAGCCCTAGCTTGGCGCTTGGCTGCAAGATCGTCGCTGGAAATGATGACGTCAGGGCTGGTGCCGAGGATGTCTGAGTATTGACGCAGGGCTTCGTCGGCATCTATGCCGTCTACGATGTCTGGGAACACCGCGACCATATTACCGGCAAAACCAAGGACGCGCTCGAGGCTGGAGGCAGCAACAGCCTGCTGGGCCTGTGCAAGTAGAGACACATACTCTACCTCCAAGTCTTGACCTTCGAGTGCTTCCGGTATCGGGGGGAGGAGACCACCCTCGAGAGCATACTCGAAGACGTCTTCCAACAGTGGGTCCAACAGTTCTACATTGATCCGTTGTAGCACAGGCCCAAGCAGCACTAATTTCTCTTCGTGTCGTTCCACTACTTCGGTAGCGGTCATCTGTCTGCGGTCTGAGTTAATCATCATGGCAAACAAGTCGGCGTAGAAACCGCGCTGCACACGGTTCTGCACTTCCTGAATGTCGAGCATCAGCTCATTGATGCGAGGCTGCACCTGATACGCCGGGGCAAAACCTTGCGCTCCCTGCAAAGGATCAACGTATGTCGTCTGCCCCGGCAGCACTGTCGAAGGCTTACCCTTCAGGCTTGTCGGTGCGACCATCGGCGGGTTGACCATCTTGTCGATAGCCTGAGCCTTACGTTTCTGCTGGTGTTGCAACTGCTTGATGTCACCGAGGTTGTCCATTCCGGGAGATCTGCCGTAGACCTCGCCACTGAGAACGTCCCATCGCGGCACATACGCAGGAAATTTATTGTACCCACCCTCCATCAAGAACTCGTCGCTCTCGGAAGACAGCTCGAAGTAGCAGCTCTTGAACGGCATATTCTTGCCGTCCTTCTTGCCGTACTCGCGATCTGCCATCAGGCGGGGCTCGATAAAGTGTACAACCTCGACGCGGGCATCGTAATTGCCGTCGTCCCACAGTTTCTTGGTTGCCTTGCTGACACCCTTCCAGTCCATCGCGCCGTCTTCGCTATGGACAAACTTCTGAATGATCTGGCCGACAGTCATTGTAAAGTGACGGCCCAAGGTATCCACCTCGCCAAGGTCGTTCTCGGCGATCACATACTCGCCAGCAGTGAACGGGCGGAAACGGATCACGTTATCAAACGACGGCTGGCGGTACAGAGGTGCAGTGCCGAACGAGCCAAGCTCTGTGTATACCGTGTGTATTGAATTGTAGAAGTTAGATTTGTGTAGAATGGATCTTTCGATGTGCTCGACCTGAGCCAGCCAAGACCGCACTTCACCGTCATCCATCAGATCATCGCGCACCTTACGTCGATGCCACGGGCGTGCCGGTGACGTCATGCCGGACATCAACCCGGCAGCCATCGTCCGCATTGCCTGCGTGCCAGTGCTGTCAATAATCTTAGTGGTGCGCTTGCGGCCTTTGCTGTTCTGGCTCTCGATCAGATACCGACCACGACGAGGTGTGATGTAGTCTGTGATCTCCTGCCAATGCGAACGCCACGAAGAGCGGTCGTCTTCAAGCTGCAGGTAACGACGATACAGCGCGGACTTCTTACCACGCAAAGGCACGGTCGTGTAAGTGTTGTCTACGCTAGGTAAAGGCATACTGTTAGCCCTTCATCGTCGGATACATACGATCTGTAACCGCGTTTGCGTCTTCTTCTTCGCCGTCTTCCATAAACGCAATCTCTGTAACTTCGAGCGTAGCGGTCATACCGTCGTCAGTCTTAGACAGTGTTGCCACCTTGACCGTGCAATGTATCTCACGCTCAGACCCTATAGGGCCTACGTCGCCCAACTCAGACAACTGGTCGCTGTCGAGGTACAGCTTAGGCACAGGCTTTTTATCTTCGCCCATGAGTGTCTTCATTACGTCATCCATAGGATTAATTCCCTAACAAAGTTTTGTCTGCGGTATCAGCAGCAGCCAGCGGGGCTCGATTGGTGCGAATAGTGCTGCGAAGACCACGCGCTTGTTTCAAGCGGCGCTGCTCTGCTTCTCGGGATTGCACGACAGCCGGGTCAGCCTTGGTAGGCGGCGGAGGCAAAGGCGGCGGAGGGGGCGGAGGAGCAGGAGCAGGGCTACTACCACCAAAACCGGGGATTGTGAATAATTGTTTCAATTTCATAGTGAGACCTTTCTTGGGGGTCAGCGACCTGTAGAGCTGATACGGCGTCAATGCCCACGACTTAATCGCGCACACCACTTTAACGTGGCCGACGCAGTTGTTGAGAATTGAGAACGACATGCACGGTATGTCGCCGCGTTCAATGGATACAACTTCAAACCCCTGCGCTAAATAATGTACCTCTAAATCAAAGTCGGCTGCTGCCTCAGCTCGAATAATCGGCAGCCCCTTATGCCAGTTGTAACTGAGCCACATGTTCTGCTCGGTATCCTGCAAAGCACACCAGACGTGACGACGTTTGCGGTTAAGCAACCACGCAAGTGGGTGTGCATTCTCTGCACCAAAGACAACGAGACACTTCATGGCTTGACATACTACATGATGTGTCGGTTGTCTGTCTAGCTACTAAATGGGTCATACTCTGTAGCGGTTGCTTGCTGCGTGCCGGTGAATCCCGACCTCGAGGGGTAGACCGGCAGGACGTAAGTCAATGCCAGCGCGTCAGCCATATCAGGCGATGCGACGCCCCTGCTCTTCGCGGCCTCCTTGCTCTCCAGCTTGATCTCATTCTTCAAGGTATAGCCGTACTCGAGGCCAGTTAGGTCAGTGATCAGGTCTGCGTTGTCTGGCAGCCTGATGCCGTCAATGATCGCCTCTTTCAGATTGCCCCACATCTGTGCCCTTAGATTTGAATAGCCACGCTGCGTCGCCTTACTGCCGAAGTTGATCTCGACGACATCAAGGCCGAGCTGCCTGCATCGATCCACGACACCGCCGCCTACACCGCCGCCATCGATGAACACAGTGTCGGGGCTCTTCTCCCTCGCAATCTCCACGACCTTGGCTGACAGCTCCATCGTATCCATGCCTCGGAACGTGTGCCATCCTTGGCTCTCTGCATCTCTGCCCTGTCGCAGGCAGATCACCGACTGATCGTCGCCGAACCGTGCGACATCGACACCCATGACCAACGGATCGTGAGGCTGCACCGCAACTGTCCGGTTGATGCAGTCGCGTGCTGCCTCGCTCGGGATGAACTGCAGCTCACCAGCCGAGGGGAACTGGCCTAACACGCGGACCTTTACGAAGTCGCTGTCTAGGCCGTAATCGGCGATCCACGTCTCGAACAGCCGCTTGTTCGTGATCTTCACATCTCGGCTGTCGATGTGACGTCGGTTGTATCGATGCCGGAACCGGCCAGCCATGTTCTCGTAGAACCGGCCTGTATTCCTCGTCGGGTTCCCGAAGTCGAATGTCATCGCCTCGCCATCGGTCAGCCCACCCTCTCGGACCTCGAAGATCTTGTCGGGCACTGCGGACGCCTCGTCGAAGATGTAGAACGGTGTGGCCTGCGCGGCGTGCAGGCCAGCGAACGCCTCACTGTTCTCCTCCCTACAGGTCTGAGCATCGACCCTCCACGTCTCTCTGTGGTCGTTGTGGTACATATTCATCGAGCCACCGCCGCCCGCGTTCAGGGTCCACCAGTGTTTCGTGATCCCCATGTGATGCCACTTAGCCAGCTCGGCCCACGTCTTGGTGCGAAGCTGCTCCGAGGTGTTGGCAGTTACGATCCCCTTGGAAAAAGGCCGCGTGTCCATAATCCATCGGATCAGCCACGCTGTCAGGGCGCTCTTCCCGATGCCGTGGCCGCTGGCGGTGCTGAACTGTATAGGATCGACTGCGGTGTGTCCGTCGAAGCCCCGGCTGCGAACCTCGTCGCCGACTTCGTTGAGGAACTCCCTAGCCCAGTCGTCCGGCCCCTCGAAGCCCTCGAGCTGCCCAGCTCCCCACGGATAGCTGAACAGAACATGGCCGAGAGGGTCGGCATAGAATTGCGCGACCTCCTCCGCCAGCTCAACGTCTAAGGCAGGCTGGCTCACAAGGGGTCGTAGTCCGACAAGGTATGAGCCACAGGCATGTCAGGTGCTCTGCACTGACCGTCAATATGGTGCGGGTCAGCAGACGTCGCCAGCTCCTTTGCACCGCAGGTCTGGCAGATCCTCATCGAGCCGCTGCCCGGCATCGGCGGCCCCCACTGGTGCGCCTTCGGCGTTGAGTGGGGGTGCGCCGCTCGCGCCATTACGTCGCTCATTTTTTAGGAGGCTTGGGTTTTTTAGGCATTGGCTTCTTCTTCGTTCCGTAGGCCATGTCATTTTCCTTTCTTTGGTTTTGCAGTTTTCGCGCTCTTTTTAAACGCCGCCGCAGTTGGAGCGCCCTTAGTTCCGGGCTTACGCATACGCTCTTTACTACCCTCTGCGATGCGGCGACGCTTGGCTTGGATATTCGCGTACAGTCCGGGTCGTGCCATCATCATTCACCATTAACTACGCGGAGCTTGGCGACGCGGTCGCGTCCCGCTTGCAGTCGCTCGGTCATTGCATTGACGTCGATGTTTCGGTTCTCGTTTACATTCTCGTTAGGCAAAACCTTGGCCAGCAACGTCACAAAGGTGCGCGGCTCATCAGCAGCCAGCCTCGTCAGGTAGTCAGCGCCTCCCGCCCTCTCGAACGCCTCGAGGATCGCCAGCTTCATGTCTGTCGTAGTTTTGTTAGGCACGCCCTTCGGTCGCCCTGCTCCAGCTCTGGCTCCGCCGTTACCCTTACCCTTGACACTAGGCATCCGAAATATCCGAATTGTTTTTCATGTCCGAGACTAGCCCTGCCAGCCTCAGCAGGTCAAGCACTGTGTCCTCCTCCATGACGTAAAGCCGCCGCGCTCTGTCCTCCCTGACCACGATCATATCACTGCCACCGCCCTGATCCAAAGCCTGATAAAGAAATTTAAACCCGCTCTTCTTACGTTTGGCTTCGATGATATATCTGCCAGCCAGCTTGACGTCGCCTTCAAACTCCTCGCCGAGCCTTGCATATGCTCCGCTCGCAAAGACGCGCCGCGCTTCGACGCCGTTCTCTTTCCAGAAATCTGCTGTCTCTTTCTCCAGCTCGTAGCCGCGCTGCTTGTTTCTATTCGCCATCAACATGACTCCATGTAGACCCAGATAAAATCGAACTGAGGTTTGATTTGGTGGTGGGATATCTATCCATGATATCGACATAACGACAGCCGCTGCGCCGCATTTCTCTAATGCCTCGAATGTCGTCTTCCGTAAATTTTTTATTACCTTTGTGGTGGTTGCCGTGGCGTATTTTATCAGCCGTGTTCTCCGCCGCAGTCGCCCACCTCAAATTACTAACGTGGTTATTTTGTGGATTTCCGTCCCAGTGCGCCACTTGATTTTTATCAGGCGGACACTCCCCTAAAAACGCAACCGCGACCAACTGATGGGCTGAGGTATTTATAGACACCCCATCGCACCGGATTTTAAACAGTGTATAGCCGGACTTTGCTAAATGACCTTTTAACAGCCGTCCTTTTTTCAAATTATGTTTGTTCCGTAACAAACGAACCTGCCCATCATTTGAGACCTCGTAATCCTTGATAAAAGATTGTCGCCATTCTACTAACATTTTGGTTGTTCTCCCCTACCCCGTACGGGGTGGCCAGCACCATGCTGGGCCGCCCCCGTAGGGGGTGATTGTTGTTGGATACGAATAACGCTTTATTATCAACGGCTTAACCCCTATCCAACACTATCCAACACGCTATCCAACATGTTGGAACTAAGTTATTGATATACATATACAAAACCTTGTTGGATAGATTCTATCCAACAAGATTTCCGTCAGTTCTTGTTGGATAGCCCTAAAACAGGCAAAAACCGCAGAAACGCTCGGAACGGCGCGTCGCGCTCTGACGCTAATCAAGGGTAACATTCAATGCCCACGCCTTTCCCTTTTTTGCTATTTGAACGAGGCCTAAGTCGCTCGAAATCGGGCCGTCAAACAGCTCCTTGATCCTGTCATATCGTGCCGCTGTGATGTCGCCATCTGTCAGCGGCCACCCCAATAACTTCTTGCCGTGGACGTCCTTAATGGTATGCGTGCCTGCACCCATCTCGCTACATATCTGATAGGCCAGCTCACCTGCCAGATATGCATCGTCCCCTGAATGCTGCAGGACGTTCTCAGCTTCGCTCGCACTGCTCACCTTACATACACCGATCTCAAACCCCTCCGGCAGCTCCTCACCTACCAGCTCATAGACGACCGGCACCAGCGGACGGCCTTCCCGTATCTTGCCCGTGTCAAGGACAATGAACCGGCCCAACTCATCATCAAGGAACCGGCTCTTCCACCTCTTGCGGGCCTCGCCACCCGCTGGCATCCAGTTTGCCAGCGTAAAGCCGCAGTCAAGTGCGCTGTAGATGGCACCAGAGCCTCGCCAAGCGCCGCTGTCTGCCCTGTACCAGTCGCCGTCCTTGTTTCTGTCCTTCGGCGTGTGGTGGGCATGTATGACGGCAGCGCCGGTCAACGAGCTGATCAGCAGAAATGCCTTCGTCAGCATCGCAGCCGACGTCGCACTGTTCTCATCCATCGCATCGGACAGCGTGACGTATGGGTCTAGAATAACGACCCGCGCCCCGTGCTTTCTGCACCATCCGACGATCTTGGCTACGCTCTCTCGGTCGATCTCAGGGGTGCCAATCTCATTGAGCGCAATCAGCCTGAGCATCCCCTCAGTCTTGCCCCTCACGACGATGTCAGCGCCGCTGGCAATACACATATGCTGCGAGGCAGCCTTGAGGCGTCGTTTTATATCCTCGACCCGCTCCTCATTGGCGCACCATAGAACGGACGCCGCCGTCGATGCAGGCAGACCCATTGCCTCAGTATTACCAGCAGCCAGACAGATCGACAGGTGAGCCAGCCACCTCGTCTTGCCGACGTTAGATGTACCACCGAGGCTGACGGTCCCTCCCATCGGTATCATCTGATCGACCAGCCATTCGATAGGAGGCAGTGTCTCCACCGCCAGCGTCGCTGCCGACATAACCTCGATCTCATTGTCATCTTCATCCCCAACAAGCTCCTCAATATCAGAGGCAGTCGTCTCCTGCTGGGGACCGATAGGGCGGACGGCGATATCCATAAACGGCTCACCGGCACTGAGGCGCTCGATGTCGTCAGGCGTAAGAGTGACGCCGGTCTTGTCGATTGCGCTGTCCACAAGATCTTCAATCTTTGACGCTCGGTCGAGCCAGTCATTGTGCCGGGTATGCGTCGGGCTTGCAGCCTCACTATTAGCCATAATCTCATTCATAAGCGAGACCTGCTGGTCCCTGCTTAAAGGCACGCCGTCTTTGCTTTTGCGCGACGGCAGCCTCACAGACAGAGAGCGCAGCGCAGGATACAAATCCTCCGCCGATTTGATTTTAGCGATCAGCTCCCAATCGGTCGCGCTGTTCCATGACGTCAACGACAGCGGGCCGCGCTCGCCGTCGCTCTTTAGCTGATCAATGGGGAACTTGGATACCGGCACGTCGCCGAACACCTCATAGCCCGGTGTCCCCGGCCAGCAGATGTAGCCAGTGCCGCCTGCTTTGATGTCAACACCGGCAGCGAGCTGCGCTGGAAAGCGCACGCCGGGGATATGCTTGAATAAAAAGTGCAGTCCGCCGCTCCTCGTCGAATGGCAGCGCGTCTCGATCAGCCACGAGGCGTTGTCGTCGCGCCACTTATGGACGTGCTCACCCTTCTGCAGATCGACATCGACGCACATCAGGCCGGACATCTCGCCCATCGGCACGGCTATCTCTTTTGCACGTCGATGCGAGAACAGCTCAATAACGCGGTCAGGGTCGGTGCTGGCTATCTTATAGCCGCCCTCGCCTCGAGCAACGCCTAGTTCGGCGTTTGACCATGCTGGCGTCTTATCATAAGTAGGAAATACAGGCAGGCCACTGGCCGCCACTTCTAAAGCAGCCTTGATTAAAGGCGGCAGGTCGCTGTATACTTCGGGGGTCTCGGTCATTTGATTGGTCTCCTCTGATCGGGATAGTCGGTGCGCCACACACCGCGTAAAGAACTAGCCCGCCATTCTCAAGAGTGGCGGGTTAATTCTTATTTGTCAATCGCGCCTGTCTGAGCAACGCCTCCACGACGCACGCCCAATAATTCTTTGCCCACGACCCCTGCGCGCTTTCGCGCACACGGGTCGCAGCCGCAATTCGATTTATCAGTCTTTGCATTTCATTATTTCCAATTCATAGCCAAAAACTTTAAGCAGTTTTTCAAAATTTGATAAAGAAATGTCGTCGCCTTTTTCGACGCGGTAGACGGTATTGCGATGCAAACCTGACAGCTTTGCGAGCTGCCCGATCTGCATCTGCTGTTCTTGCCTGATCTCGCGGATCACTGCGCTCGTGCTCATATCCTGATCCCGTGATCGACCATAAATTCGTGGGCGCGGCGGCCCTCCACAATAACGTGATTTGCCGTTTCGCAGTCTATCCCGTAATGCTCGGCAAACCGTTCCAGAGTTAAAAAATTGTTAGTCCAGTCAAGATACATATCTCGGCAATCTGTGCGCGTCATATCACTTTCTCCATTTCATAAAGGCCGCAAATTATTTCGTCTTGTAGCTGTCCCTCGTCCAGCTCCGCAGAGTCGCCGCCATCAACCAAGCACAGTAGCGTGTAGTGATAGGACGTAACCTCTCCTGTGTACGCGCTTCCGCGTGTCTCCGTGCGCGAAAGCACACGCTCCTTGATTACAATTGTCTTGTAGCCTAGCAGCGTTCGGTTTTCTTGGTCGCAAAGTCGATATTCTGATCCAATAAACATGTTGTAGTCTCCTGTTGCCGGGGCCGAAGCCCCGGCTGTTGATTAAAGCAGCTCGCGGATGTTGTCGGGGATGGCAGGATCGTCTTCTGAGCAAGCGCCGGAGCGAATAACGGATGCGTACATATGAGCCTCTGTCTCTTCTGCCTCGAATGCTGCTGATCCGTAAGTGGTGCGCCAAAAAACCCAACGCGCCTCGTCAATTGATCCCGCGTCGCGGACCTTATGAGCGGTAGCCTCTGCCGCTTCCTTGCTGTCAAACGAATGACAAAGCACGAAATTATTCCCGGCTGCGGTGGACGCGACAACTGAATAAAATCCGTTGCCCTGCGTATCAACTGCGTCTGCGTCTGTGATCGGTGTGCGTTCCATCTGGTCGTCTCCTCGGTTGGTGCCGGGGCCGAAGCCCCGGCTGTTGATTAGATGCTGAAGAAGTTGCGCTGTGAGAACCAGCCGAGGTAGGTGCCGGCGTTGTACCGCTGCAGCCAGCGGCTGAAGTCGAACACGACGGTGAACTTCTGCTGGCTGGGGACGAAGGTGAC